ATCATACACTTGATACCAAAGGTAAAGCGGTATTTGCACTAGGTGCAGTCGTTGTAGTTTATGTAATATTGGAGGTGGTCTCATGAGTGACTCAACACCTGTTATCGGGATGATTGGGACAGGGCTGTCTTTTACACTTGGACAGTGGAACGATTTAATCGGTCTAATTGCAGGTTTACTGACCTGTAGTTACATGATTTGGAAACTAATAAGATTCTATAAAAATGAAGAAAGAAAAAACTAAGAAATTCTCCCCTTGTAAAAAATGCAAGGACAAAGCGAAGTGTGCAAAGGCAGGTAAGTGTTTAGCCTCTAAACCAAAGGGTATTTACGGCTACGGAACTGCGTATTAAAATACAACCGCTTTTTTTGCCTGTATAACATTAGTATAGTACAGGCATGGAAGAAACAACTGAGGCGGTTGAATCCCCTCAAACAGACTTAAATATTTCGGATGTGTCAACCGACGACCTTCGGAATGCATTGGGAACGACCGAAGTCGAAGACAGCAATGTCCAAGACTCCGAGATTACGGAGACTGAAGAGCAAATCGCTACTGAGCCGACAGGCGAAGTTAGTGAAGAGCCTGAAGAAACCGAAATTCAAGAGCTAGATTCTGAAGAATCAGAAGAAGAACGCTTAGCTAAAAGACGAGTCCGTCCGAGAAATCAGAGAGATCAGCAGGTCATTGATCTGTACCGATCATCAGGTTTTGAGGGCAGTTTTGCAGATGCGTCTAGTATTATATACGGAACAAATTTGCAAAATACTCAACCTGAGCCTGTCGCTCAACAAGAGGTGGTGGATAACTCCCCAACTTATGAAGACAACATACAGGCAATAAAGAATGAGGTTACTGAGTTAGAATCAAAAATAAATGAGGCTAATGAAGAATTGGACACGGCTTTAGCATTGAAACTTCAGCGTGATGTTTTCCGAAAGGAATTAGAAATCAATAAGTTGGAGGGTCAGCAACAGCGTGATTTGGAGAATCAACAGTATCAAGCTGAAGAAACCCAACGGCAAAAGGCGTTGGAGAGTCGGGGAAGAGCAGTTGAAATGTATCCTGAATTGGATAACAAAGAATCTGTTTACCGCAAAGAATTTGACCACTTTTTGTCAGAATCTGAGCAAAACCCTGACTATGCAGTTATCTTTTCGTCACCACGATGGTGTGAGATTATGGCAAATGAATTTGCGGTAATCAAAGGCGTTAGTCCGAATGCACAACAGCAGGTACAACCGCAGGTTCAGCCACAGCCACAAGCTCAGCCACAACCACAGGTTCAACCTCAGATGGGTAATCAGGCTAAGGTGTTGACGACAGGACAAACTACACAACCTGTAAACGCACCTGCTACAGCAGATGGTTTGATCTCTCAGCTTCCGAACATGGATAAAAAAGATATTTATAGTCTATTAGGCAGTTCAGGAGGGGCTCAGCCACTGCGATAGTTAGATGCAAAATTAAAAAACTCTAATTACTAAATAAAATGGCTACTAAAAACTTCGGGAGTACACTATCCCCACATGACCCTATTAAAAGCGACGGTGCGACTAACATTGATATTCGCACTAATACCACATCATACGCTGATCTTCTTAAAGGAGATGCTAATTCTGATTTGCGTTCAAGACTTTGGTCTGAGCTCGTATCAAGAGATGCAAGAGAGCAAAATGTTTTCTCTAAATTTATTGGCGGAGAAGGAAGTGGTAAACCAATCACTGAAAAGCGTGACCTGTCAGCAGGTGGATCAGACAAAGTAACATTCACTACTGTTGCCCCTATCAGAGGACAAGGCGTTCGTGGAGAAGCAATTCTTAAGAACTCAACTGATACTCTTGATTTCGGAACATTCAGCATTGAAGTCGACTTAGTTCGTCATGCTGTTGCTTGGACTCAAGTTCTTAAACTCATGAGATTCACAGGCAAAACTATCGATCAGCTTTCTGCTGAAGTTATGTCTGAGTGGATGGCTAGAACCGAACAGGATCAGATTCAGTACGCTTTGCGTCAGATCTGCTTGAACAATACTGTCGGATCTAACTTCATCAGTGGTTACGGAACAGGGGCAAGTGGAGCTCTTAAATATGTTGACGGTCTATCAACCGACATCATTCAAGAAGCAAAACAAGCTCTTATCGCTAACGGTGCTGAGCCAATGAACACAGGTGGAGATGTTAACCAAGACATCCCCGGTTACTTGTTCTTTGCTCCTGACGCTTGCTTACGCCCACTTCGTTCAGATCCTGACTACTTGGAAGCAATCACTCAAGCTGACGCTAGAGGTGAGAACAACAAGTTGTACAATGGTTCTTATGCAAAATGGGACAACAACATCATTGCTAATCACAATGTGTTGATTGACACAGCTCGTGGTCGTCAAGGATCACCATTACTTCCAACCTTCTATGCTTTCGACGCAATCGCTGATGCAGGTGACAACACTGTTACTATTGGTGGAGGAGATGGAGACTACTTGGCAAACTTCCGTGGTGCTTCTATCGATCTTCCCGGTGGCGGTGGAGAAGCATTAGGTGCTAACGACAATGGAGCATACTTCATTCTCGGTATTGATACTGACGGAAGTGTTGCACTGTATTCTTACAGTAATTCAGACATAGTCGACCCTTCATCAAACGGTCTAGCACAGTTTGGACAAGCTAAACTTACTCGTGAGAGTGACGCTGTGTTCAACTCAACTGACACAAAAATTAAAAGCGGAGATGCTTTTAACGCAGGTGCTATGTTTGTTCAGGCAAACGCTGTTGGTACTCCAATCGGTTATGCATTGGCAATGGGTAAAGACGCAATGTACTTCGCTAAAGGAAAAATCTATGGTGAACAAATCTTTCATTATGATGACTTTTCCAACAGCGGAAACGAAGCACACTTGAGCGCTGTCGGTGTCCAATCCGTTTACGGAATGGGTGCTCGTCATGACACTCGTGGTCGTGTACCTGCTGTTCAACTCATCGAAGTTGTTCGTCAGGTTCCGGGCTTAACATTAGTGAATGCTTAATGTTTTTTTTCTCTGTTAATTAACCCTTAACATAGCCTTCCTCTGCTCCGCAGGGGAAGGCTATTTTTTATATCATGAAAATCATATTATTAGGAAAATCGAATCAAATGGGCTCAACGCCTAACATTAGAGTTAAAGGAATGTCTCAGCTCAGGTACAACTTTGTATGGGATAGATCGATTAGGCATTTTGCGTATGAACCTAAAAACCAAAAAGAAGTCGATGACATCTTTAGGACTATGGGTAAAATATACAATAATATGTATTTTTCTGTATATTTAGAGGAAAAGGAAGAGCCTGACCATCATTTTGTTAAAGAAGGTATTATTAGACAGAATACAAAAAACCCTGTTAAAAAGGTGTCTAAAAAGAAGAAGGCAGATACAGATTTGCAATCGATAGAGGAATTAGCCACGGCATAGTATTGTTATAGCATGGCTATAAATTTTCTGTCCTTAAAGGATCAGCTATCTACTATGCTAGGTGCTGACTCTGTTTCTGATTTACCACCTGTCGATCAAGAAAGGTTGGCTATTTATTTGAACCAAGCCTACCGAGAATGCTACGCCCCGATAGACGGTTCACGACCGATGTGGGCGGAAAAAGCGTTTACACTTAGTTATGAAAAAGATCAGGCAGGTGCAGACCTGTCACCTGAAGTCATTTCTGTGGATAAAATACCTGAGCTTGTTGGCGAGGGTCCTTTGTCGCCAATGACAGGTCCTGAAGCTGAGATAAGAGTAAGAAGTTTATTTGCTTGGGATTTTAGGTCTCCGTCAGGTCGGGGATTAAATTTTCCGCACTATAAAGAAAACGAGCCTGATAAAGGCAGACCAATTTGGTATTATGTAGACAGTAGAGATCAAGGGACAGATAATAAAGTCGTACCTAGACTCTATTTGTATCCTGTACCTGACAAGGCATATAGCGTTGAGCTATATGCCAATATCGTACCTACCGAACTATCTGCTGACACAGATGAGCCTAGATTGCCGGGGGACATGGTATGGGATATACTATTCCCAATCGCACAGGGTAAGCTACTTTCAGACCCAAGGTATAATGGTGATAATAAAGAAGTTATTGATCGTGCGTCAAAGGAAGCTAAGAAAAGATTAAGAAATCTAATCACACCTCAACGACATAAAGGATCGCTTAGATTTGTAACTAGACCGGGGTACTAATGGCTAAGGACTTAACAATTCGTTTAGTTGGTCGTCCAAAAGTAACCAAGGATTCTAGCCTTGGTTTTAATAGATTAGCTAGGAAGTATGTGGTTCAAGGACCACGAGCATCAAAGCAAGGGATAGAAGACCCTCAAAACCCATTATTTTTAGCCGTCGGAACGCCTGACGATGAATTTGGAGACGACTATGTATTAGTCAATCAAGCTATTGAACCTTCGAGTTCTATAGAAAAAGCAGTTCTTAATAGAGACTATGTTGAGATCCGTGACACTTGGCATTCGGAAAGTGTTTCTGAAAGTGGCGATCTTAAAAAGCTACAAAGAAAATACACAGTTTTAAGAGCCCAACACTCAAAAGGCTATGGAGCGATTGAGTGGGCTACTCATCCACACAATTCTAATATATCAAATATTGATCCGTGGGACTATTTACCTGAAGTTATTAAGTCTACAGAACCGGGGACGCTTGGGTATAATGTGTTTGGTAATGCAGGTAATACACCTGAAGGACTGAAGCAACCAATGGTCGAACTTAACGGAGTGTCTGTAGCGAATTCTGTAAGTATAAATAACGAACCACATGCAAGTTTATCTGATGCATTGAGCCACGCTAGGGCGATAGGCTTTCTTACGGCAGGTTGGGTCAGAGCATCCGCAACAGTTGACACATCAAATCCGGGCGTGGATGTATGGTCAATTTCATGGGTCGCACCTGTCACAGACTATTGGACTAGCCACGAGGGTAAGAAGTCAAATCCGGGCAGTTCTGCACCTCCGTCTTTATTTGATTTTGATAGCAACGGTGTGAAAGTTTTAAGGCTCGGTAAGAGTGCAAAAGGCGGAACTTCTCAGGTCGTTTACAAGACATATATTTCATTTGTTGTCGGCTCAGATCCGGGCAAAGAACTATCATCCTTTTTTAATGGAGGGGGTGCAACTTTGGGACCTGCTGTGTCTATGGACTTTCACTTCGTAGGCATTGATGGAAACAATAAAATTGCTAGTTTCCGACAGGCTCTTCCTAACACATGGAAAAAAATAGATACTACGGATGGCATAAAATTTCCTAGCTCAGGAACAGGTGTTAAAGCAGGTAGTCCAAAGCCTAGTGGAGACGGTAACTATAGTGAAGCTGATGAAATCGCTGACCAAGGCGACATTAAAGTAGCTGAAGGGACTGCTAAATCTTACATTTTTAACTATGTCCATAAAAAGGACGACCCATATCCAATGTACCAAGGACAGCCGATTATGAGAACAGGTGGTCGTATGGATTGGACTCATTATTACGACAGCTCTAGCAACTATTCATCCACAGGTGGGTCTTCTATTGCTCCTATATTTTCTCATGGGAATACTAGGATTTGGAAGATTAAAACAGTGTTCATATCATGACCGACTTTGGTGGCGATCTTACTGCTGAAAAACTTGAACAGATTCAAAGTAACATTGACCGAATTGAATCTGAACTTCAAGAAGCATTAAGTGAAGTAGATGAGGCTAAAGGCGACATTTCTCGTCTTGAGACTATTGAATTTTTTGATCGTGGAAACGAGTCTAGGCAAATTATTGTCCATTGGTTGGAGGATACCGACCCTGAAACAATAGTTTCTTTAGGCGATGCAAGAGATGCGTTTGTAGAGTTTTCGGAGCTAAGAGCTGAAGACGAGCCTAATGAACACCAAGTAGCACACGGTGATGTTTTAGTCATTGGTGGAGACTGCCCTTGGTATGCTCTTTGTGCAAAAATTGATCGTGGCAAAGGTGGTGGTGATGCAGGTTTTCAGGACGCAGATCCGATGGGTGTTGCAGGTACTGAAAAAGAAAACGATGAGCCCTATAAACAATTTATAGTTTGGGGTGGATGTGGAAATGGAGAGGGCGATGACGGAGGAGACGGTGATGGCGATGGATGCGTTGGCACACCAAGTTCAATCGCTGTGTCCACAGCCCTAGCAAGTACAAGTGGTGGAGCAGGTCCCATCATGCAGTTGACTAAAATGTTTACACCTGATGACGCACCAAATCCACCTGATGAAATGACTTTTAATTCAGGACTTTCTGACTTCACAATCGTTGAGGATGCTAATGCTACTGTTGAAAATAGTGCTAGTTTTTTAGCTTTTGATGACTCCGATATTACCACATGTGATAATGGCTGTGGCATAAAATTAAATCTTAAAAAGACCGAGCTAGAGAAAAAGCTACACAAGATTAAGGCTAAACCAACTGAGCAGAAAAAAGTTATTATACTGCCTAAAAAACTAGAGACTAAAGAATACACATCGCAAACAGGTACAATAACTGTAAGTACTGCCACAATCTCATCGGATAAATGCGGAAACCTTTCATCAGATGGTGGCGGTGGCGGTGGCGGTGGCACTACTTTTGGACTAGCCACATTGGTCGAAGGTGCTCTTATAGAAGAAAACGAAGCAGATTTATTAGATATTCAAGATGTTGACCCTGTCGACATTCCTCAAGTAAGTGTTGGAAATTTAACCCTGCCAACAGATTTCACTCAGTCGACAATCAATGGTATTTCAGCTATCGAGAATAAAAAAGCATTTATTCCTATGCTCGGTGATGCTGAGGGTTGTCCTACATCAACTGAAATAAATGTAGTAGATGGTTTTTGGGCAAACAGTACGACTGCTGAGGTGACTAGAGCGTGTGATTCAACAGGCACACAGGAAATTACAGTGTCTATGTATCCAAAGAAAAATAAATTACAGTTTAAATGTGGTCTACTAGTTCAGGAAACCCCTGAAGAATCACAGGCAGATTCAATTCCAATGACCTTTAAGATGACTCTGCCTTGTGGTGGTTCGGGCGACCTGTCTTGGAAGGATATAGAAATATGCGAAAACGGTGAGTCTTCAACAATACAAGTAGCGTTTAGAAACAATGACAGCTAGGATTAAAGGTTGCTGTGTTTGCCCTCCTATCGAGTTTGATTGCGGTGTTTGTTCAGACATATGCAAGATAACATTTGAGTGGGATGCACAAGGTGCTGATTTAGATACCTCTGTTGTGTACAACGGTGCAAGCTCAGGGTTCAATTGCAATAATGGGAATAATCCGTTTTTTGAAACAGGGGATGACACAGGGCAAGAGGAAAGAGAGGTACACTATGTGTGCCTACCTAAAGACACTCAGAGTGAGATTAAAATATACTGCCATTGGTGGGCTTTGGTTCCTGAAAATAAAACGGTTAGGGTCATTATAGATAAGTGTGGTACGATAATAACGAGAGAACTGAGTGTGGCGAACACTGATAATTCTTGCTCAAGCAATAATGAAGAAAATTTTAAATTTACTCAAAACATATGACAGACAAAGAAAAATCAAAAGGACTCGGAGACACAGTTAAAAAAGTAACTAACGCTCTAGGAATTAAGCAATGCGAACCGTGCAAGAGAAGACAGCAAAAACTCAATCGGTTGTTTCCATACAAGGATAAGAGTAAAGATAAGAAGTGAGATTTTTTAGAATACCTTCATTCACAGGCGTTGAAACCCATAGGGATGACGCAGATCGAGGAAGTCTTCGTGTTGTAGAAGGCTGTGTACCTCATGGACCCGGTGGGCTAAGATCGGGACCAATATGGAAGAAGGTAGGGGATATAGAGAATATTTCATCTAGTGAAGACAATAACATCCATGCTATGGATGATGGGATCGGAAATTCATTCATCTCCGTTAGTAGGTTTGGAAAGATACATGACATCACAGTACTTTCTACTGAGAACACAGAGATTGAATCGTTCGGAGATCAATACGATGTGGCAGTCCCATCGAACTTTAAAAAAACAAAAGCCTACCTAACTCCGATTGGTGATCGGTTATACGCTTTTGGGGACGGATCGAGCGAAGCAGTTTATATCAGCAAACAAGCCCCTAGCTCTAGGGCTACATTTGTTGCAAGTACAGACATGTACGATCAGGACTTTTCAAAATTTCCAAATTGTAGATTTTATGTACAAGGTCCCAAGAAAACAATTTTTGCATCAGGAAATCCTGAAGACCCATTAGTTGTCTATATTTCTGAACCGTCAGGAATTACACAGCCAAATAAACATGACCCATACTCAACTGAAATGACTGACCAATACTCAGGCAGTCTAAGTAGGGTTCAGATTTTAGGAAGTAATGCGACTAAGATTACAGCATTGTCCTCTAGAAATGAGCAGATCCTAGTCCACACGGACAAGGGCTGTCATATTTTATACGCACCGAAAGCAGATCAGGCTGAGACAGGTTATAGGGTTGAACAAGCCCCATCCACTAATTTATCTGCATCTGTGAATCAACAGGTGGTAGGTGGTGAAGGCGGAACGCAACCTTTTTGGCTCGGACATGACGGTGAAATTTATAAAGACGAATCAGCAAAGAGAGGGGCTGAAGATTTTAAAGCATATGCCGACCCTGTTCAGGCTAATTGGAAAGCGAAAGGACAATGGGAAAAAGAGCATCCAACTAACCTGTCTGAATCATTTGCTACATTTGACCCACAGTCAGGAATGTATTGGCTGTACATGCGTTCTATTGAATTTGAAGAGTCTTTGTCAGGGTTGCCACCGGGGATGCCGATTGGCTTAAGCTCAGACAGGGCATCACCTAGTGAGCCAAGAAGTTTGAGATCTGAAATAGTCCATGACTTGCCACTTGCTCCAACTATAACAGGTTCACAATTTACACCCGATCCACCATTACAGCCTCGGAATTTTGATGCTCAGTGGATAAGACCGCCTGATGTACCTAGCAATTTAGAAAGTACAGCGTTGCTTGAGCCAAGTAAGCCAAGGTTTTTTACCATGAATCAGGCTTTTATCGAGCCAAGCACACCAACGAATCTAGACCCTAAAAGCGTAGTCTACGACCCTCCTTTAGTACCGAATAATCTTTCATTCGGCAAGATTACGCCTGACAGCCCTGCAATACCTGAAAGTTTTCAAATATCAAACTTTCAAAGAGACTCACTGTTTGAATTTACATTTCCATCATCGTGGGATGGGACAACTGTAGGGGAGCATAGAAAAAAGATGTTTGAATATGCAGGGGCAAGGATTCAAAGAGTTGTTCAGAACACTATGACTGTTGAAATCAATGTCGAAGAAGTAGATATTGATGGGAGTGGAGGAACTTGGGGCAGTGCAGGTATTACTGAATATGTAGCTCAGGGTATGGTTGGTCCTAGAGGTGCGTGGGGTCAATACCCTGTAAAATTTGCTAGACCTACAAAAGGGTTTGTTAGAATTGATACAAACGACATAGGTGCTTTAGACTACTCAACAGACCCTGTTTTTGGACTACCTAGTCTTTATTTCGTGGCTATGCACGAGCTACTTCATTGCTTAGGTCTTGGGAATTGGTGGTATGATACTAATTCATACCATACTAATTTATACACTTTTCTTAACGAACACTGCGGTCAAACTTATCCTAAAAGAGAGTTAGTCCCTGTCCTTGATCCGCAAACAGGCATCGTGACCAATCAGTGGTATGATTATGAAAACACAACCGTGAAGTATGAGGACTTATATCAATTTAAATTTATTTTTGGTTTTGATATCATGAAGCCTATACCCGACAACTATTGCGAACAGTATAATGGGGATTACGGAGAAAGAGACTATAGATTTTACTTTGAGCAAATCAGCGGAGTAAACAGGTGTATGGGTATGCCTATTTTTGAAAACCATCTTTACGACATTGAAACCCCGAATGTACCGTCAAATTTTGAAGGTTTTTACGAAGAGCAGATCCCAACAATTACAGATCTTACAACCTACCAACAAACTAGTTGCTATTTGAACCCCGGTGTAGCAATCACAATGCCTTGTTTTAGAAAAGACATATTTGCAGGTCATTATGGCACAGGGGATACAAGATATTTAACTAAGACTGTATCAGGTATGTTACGAGATATAGGCTATACGGTTGACAATTCTCAAGTTGACCAAATCCCAAATAATTCATTTGGAAGTGCGACAATTAATGAAAACTGTAAATTTGGTCTTACCCCACAAGAGGTCACCGATGGAATGCAGACACAGTTTAACTTAGGTACGACAAACAGCATAGACAAGGCGTTGTAATACAATCGTTTGAACTTAAATATCAAAAATAGGAGAATATAGGCATGGCACTAATCACACTCTCATGGAACCCACCACAAGCAGGTCAAGGTGGACCTGTAGCAAAATACGAAGTTTATAGGATATTAAGTAACGGCTCAACGCCTTCTGAATCAACTATTATTGGAGACGGATCTAACCCTTTAGCCGAAGTTCCTGTGGATCTTTCCAAAGAATCTAGTAATGGCGAATATGAGTACCAAGACGACTCTTTAACTAGTGCAGGTGGCACTCAAGA